AACCTTGATATTTCTCTATGAAGAAAAGCCTGATGCTTTCTTGGCGTATAGGGTATTTTAATCTGCATAATCTTTTAGTGGATTAGTTTACTAGGCATATTTTCTGTCATGCTGCCATATTCAAAATTCATTAAGCTCATAGCATAACTAGCATAAAGCTCAGCTGATTCATTATTAGGAAAGCCGAATATCTTTATGACCAAAGTGTGTTTCTTTGGATCAATATAGACTATTGAGTTTAAATCATCTTGTATGTAGTTCCACATATACTACTACATATAGTAATTATTCTTATAATGAAAGGATGGTCTGGCAAGGTGAATAAGTGGCTGTCTGTCTAAGGGTGTCCTCGAGTCCCATGTATATATATATAATAAAATGCGACCACATTGGCGGGTATATGGGGGGGTATGCAACACAAAATATGGCAACATCTTGTCAATATAACATTACTTTCGATAACCTTTTACTTATCACTACACCAAAAAGTCTATGGATTGTGTTCTAATTGTGTCCGATGTTTATATTGCGAGAGATTGCGAGGTTTGTTGTAAGATTAGAAACGCAACTATTCAACTCTCTCAATCTTTACATACTTTAACAAGTCATGATCTTTTTTATTCTTGTATTTAACTTGTACGATCTTGCCTGGCTCATATTTATTATTTAATTTTTTAACTAGCTTTTTATAGCTCATGGCTTGTAATGTTTCCTGGTTTCCTTCATCATCTTTAATATTATAAATATACCTCATACTGTTGCATAAATACCACACATAAAAATAATTTAAAACTCCTATTGACTTCATAATAATATTATTATACCAATACGGCTATGAACAAAAAAACAACAAAGGATGAAAAAATGAACGACTACTTGATAATAAATGAAGCTGTAAACTCTGAACATTTTGAAAAAAGTTTCAAAGATGTTTCAGAGGCTAAACACTGGATTATTAACCATTTAGATACATCAAAAGAATGGCAAATTTTACCAGCAACTAAAAAAAATAAAGATGAGTTAGAGCTGAAATCAGCTATTGAGCATATGCAAAACACTTTTAAAAAGGGTGACACAATATATACTCAGTTGATTAAATCAACTCCGAATGGAACTGTATATTTAAGATTAAGGTATATTAAAGATAATAGACCTTACCAATGCACATATCATTACTCTAAAATTATGGATCATAAATTGGATGAGAAAAACTCTTATTCAATTAAGTTTCCATTTGGTAACATGGATATGGGTTTTCATGCTGTTTATTCTTTATGCCGAACTATATGGAATGACGGCTACTACCTAAAGCATGAATGGTTATAATACTATTGACAATATGGTAAATATAACTAATATAAACTTAACAAGGGGGAATAATGAAAAATAAACTATCTCAATGGTTGATTGACTACGTTAAAAAAAGAAATGGAGTTGATTTAACCAACGTACCAAGCAACAAGTATTGGACTGAAATGAACCCATTGAGGGACATAGAGCAGTTACCTTCTAATGTGGTTGAGTTCTTAAATCAAAAGCATAACAAAGAAAAGGGGGATAAATGAGTAGCAAGAAACTTAAAAAATATAGTGTGACAGTTAGTAAAACAATATCAGTATTAGCTAGTGATGAAGATACAGCTAAAGAAATAGCTATTGATGACTTTGATTGTACTGATTTAGATTGTGAGGTTAATGATGAGTAGCGATATGTGTAAAATGAGTGATGAGTTTCATGACTGGTTAGAAAAATGTCCTGTACAATGGTTCAGGGGAGCAGTTAGCAAAGGTCATGTTGCATACTATTTTGAAACGCCTGATAAAGATGTGAATGATGAAGAGAATGAAGATGAGGTATTTTTAAAGTTAGAGGGGAAAAATGAGTAGTGAGAAACAAAAAACATACAAAGTAAGTATTGAGTGGGAAATTGAAGTCAAAGCTAAAGACTATGATGACGCAATTTTAAAAGGTAGTGATGAGTGGTTTTTTGATTATGATAAAGATCATTTTAAAGCAGAGGAAATAAATAATGAGTAGTGATAAGCAAATCAAACAATTAAAAAAAGACATTATGTTTGATATTAAGTTTTATGAGAGTGTTTTAAAAGTTGATTACGATCATCATATTACTTTTAGTAAATCAGATATAATACAAACTTTTAAATCATTAAAAAGATCAATTAAATATAAATTTAAGAGGTTAAAACATGACAAGTGAAAAGCAATTACTATTAATTATAATTACTACTTTAATTATATTTGGTTATCAATGGTACAAAGACAACAAAAGAAAAAATGATTACTGGAAAAAATATAGACGTTCACAAGGTTGGGACTAAAAAAGATTTAGAGGAGTTAGCCAGGCTAACGATACTAAATATATTGAGTGTAAAAGGTGTTATTTATACTCATTATAAAAATAAGAGGGAAGAAAACGATGAGCAAAATAGACAAGCTAGGATTTTTTATTGATGACAATGCAAGACCAATAGTTGTTGGACTTGTTATTGTTATATTACTATTATTAATATTTTAATTAATTGTTTGTTGCATTTAATAGAAAATGAAAAATATGCGGGTATATCTATATATGATGCAACACTTAAATAGCTCGGTAATAGTTAAATTACAAAGCCGTACCTTGCATGGAAAGGTAGGTGTTTAATGGGTGGGTAATTAATTAATCTTTTGGTGGTGTAGGGGTAATATCAGTTGCTCCTACATCAATAAGATCAGGGGTATCTTCCCATTGAATAGTCATGCGTTGATCTATATTCTGTTTTATAGGTTTGTTATCCGAGTATAAATCTGTGAGCTTACCAGCAAGATACTGAATGAACCTAGTCTTTTCTCTTATCCATAATATTTGGTTTGGATTTTCTACTTCCTGATGATTAAAGACTTGGAGTAGTTTATCAATCAAAGTCTGAATACCTATCTTACGAGCCTCTGATACCCTACTATTTAACTCGGGATTTTTTTTTAAGATAGCGTAAAACTTCATCAAGCTGATACGTGAGGGGTTGAGGTTCTTGTCCTTTAATATTTCTGTTAAGGTTAAACCTTCGATAAGATTGCTTTCGATAGTACCTAGACTTTTCATTATTTCTAATTCTTGGCTTGACTTCTTTGTAGTAGTATTGACTGACTTCTTCGATTGTTTTGTCTCTGAATTGGTAGAGCTTTGAGAGTTGTTTGATTCTTGTGTCATCTGTATAATTTGTATTCTTAAAACCTAAAACATTTTGGTAGCCATGATATTTACACTTATACGTACCATTAGCAAGAGGATAACCTTTCATTCTACATTGACGAGGTCTACCTATTCTTTGACTTGCTCTTGTCATACCTTGACAAAAAACTTTCTGTCTTGGTCGTCCTACCATGTTTCACCTTATTTTCATGTACCTTTTTTTTATAGAAGTAATTGGTTTTCTTTCTGACGTTATCAACAATTCCTTTAGGTATTTCTACGAGCCTCTTTTCAGACCTTATCTTTTCTTCTAATGCCAACTTCACATAGAATATATTGTCTTTCTTTTTAATGGCTTCTTTTAAAGTATCGGCAGGTAGGGTAGCTAGTGTACTAATTATTTTAGATTGATCCCCTCTATCCTCTACTACCCTTTTTACTATCTTAGTTATAAAAGATAGTTCTTTAGTGTTATGTTCTATTAATACCTGTCCATCAGACATATCAGATCGGTCAGACAGACCACTCACAGTTCTATTAGACCGAACACCATAGATAAAATCAGGGTCTATTGTGTATAAAAGTGTTGAAGGAAACCTTTTAATCTGTATAATCTTGGCGTTTTTTAAATGAATTGTAGCTCTGTATATGGTGCTATAAGATAACCCCGACATTTCAGCTATCGTTTCACGTCTTGGATAGCACTTGCCTGTCTTATTATTGACAAACTTTAATAAGCACATCAACAACAATAAACAATGTGGCTTAAATGTGTCAGGAATTTGTTTATATTTAGGATTGGCAAAGATAGAAAAGGGTATGCGTATATGTGGTGTGTATTTGCGATCCATAAACTATATGTTGTGTGGTGTTGCATATTTGCAACAGTTCTTATGTTCATCTTGTAACTCATAAAGCTCACGCAACCATTCATCCTCATTCATATACTCATAATCGCTATTAGAGACATGGAGACGCTTGATCCTGAAAGCTAGGCTACCCTGACCCACCTTCTTATAGAAAACTAAAAATGAGGGTATTCTAAGGCGGTCTGAGAGGGTCTTTACCAGGGTTGTAGCTTTGTATTTTTGGTTTTTGTCATAACACGTTTCAAGTATAGCAAGAGGTTCGTAACAATCAGGACAGACTTCTATAAAATCAATATCAATTCCAGCGATCCCTTCGTATCGTCTGTGCCAATCATTATAGTCTCCATTACTAAAAGCATAAGTCCATCTAGCCATCAAAATAAAACCCAAGTTAATGTGTTTAATAAAAAATTTATTTCTTTTTCAGACCAACCTCTATCACTCATCAATTGTTTTAATTGTGACAAAGTTATTTCACCACTACCCCATAGTTTAAAAATTCTACGTTCTGCAAAAAATATGTTATCCCTAGCCATTCTTCTTTTTTAACATATCAATCTCTAATTCTTTAAGATCAATCTGTCCCTTCAATATATCTATCTCTTTGTCTTGTGATTTTATGATACTGTTTTTTTCTTTGATTAGTTTCTTTAACTCTTTTACCTTTTCATGTAGATCAACTTCATCAAACAAACCCACATAGGTCATTACTTGGATACTCCAAATGTAAATCTCATCATGGCGGTTTTAGGATCATAAGTCCAATCACCTATTTCTATTTTACTGCAATGGGTAAGTATTATTGCCACAAATAATATTGTTATTATCCTCATTTTATTACCTCAATCTTTTTGACTACTGATCTTGGAAACACATTCACGTTTGATACATCAAGCGTACCATCCTCAGTTACAGAGTAACCTGAGAAAGTCCAAACGTGTTTCTTATCTTTCTTATATAAATAACCTTCATCAACACAGACCGATAGCTTAGTTTTAGTTATATTATCTTCGTGCATCCACGTTTCATCACTAGCAGTTATATCGTACCAAGTGATACGAACTCTTTTGTATTTAATTTTTTTCAACGAAGTCATAGAAGTCATTGGGTTGTACTTGTTTGTTTGTGCCAAAGTAAATCTTCTTCATCTCTTCTTTACGAGGTATTCTTTGACCCCA